TTTACTTACTTAGGTATATGCGGTGGCACACCTGATGTAATTTTAAAAGATAAGATAGTTGAAATCAAATGCCCGAACTCAGATACACACCTTTACAATAAGTTATTTGTGAACGCTGAGAACATCCAAAAAGAATATCCGATGTATTATGACCAATGCCAATTAAATATGTTTCTAACTCAAAGAAAAGAGGCAATTTTGATGAGTTATGACCCGAGAATAAAACAGCATGAGAACCAAGTTCATTATGTAACAATTCCATACGATAATGGAAGGGTTGAACTTTTGATGGATAAGATAAACGCTGCATCAAATTATCGTGATAAACTTTTAAAACAACTGAATGGCTAAGTGTGCATTTTGCAAAAAACAATTTACTCAATTCAATAGTCTCAACAAGGTATGTTCTATCAAGTGTGCTATTGAGTTGGGTAAGTTGAAGCCAGCAAAAGTCAATTATAAAAGAGTTAATTCGCAGTTAAAAAGTGAAGCAAAAGAGAAACTTGAAACGTACAGCCAAAAAGTAAACAAGGCAAAAGTAATATTCCAAAAATGGATAAGAGAAAGGGATAAGAACGAACCTTGTATATCATGTGGAACATTAACAGCAAACGAATGGCACGCATCACATTTCAAGAAAGCAGAAACTTACAGCGGAGTTATATTCAATGAAATTAACGTCTGGAAATCCTGTAAAAAATGCAATGTTTTTTTGAATGGCAACGAATTAAACTATCGTGAAAGACTTGTTAAAAAAATAGGACTTGATCAGGTTATCGCACTTGAAGAATTAGCGAATGAAACACGAACAAAGAAATGGACAATAGAAGAATTACAAACAATTAAAAACAAATACAAAAAACCAAACCAATAAACACATGAAAAAACCAAAAACACAAACCGAAGCAATCATCTGCTACTTGATAGCAGGAAACAAAATCACATCAATTCAAGCAACTCAAAAACAATTTGGCTACTGCACCAAGTTACCGCAGCGAATTGCTGACATCATTGCACTGGGATTCTCAATCAAAAAAGAACGAGTTACTAAGTTGTCAATATTTGGCAATAGCTGTACCTTCATTGAGTATTCGCTTGACTTTAAAAAGACATCTAAAAAACTACTAAATCAATATAACTAAAAATTAAAATAAAAATGAAACAAGAAAAACTATTTACTGACAAAATCGAATTAATTAATGTACCATCTGTTATCGGTTCAGGTTATGAATTACAAGTTGCAGAGTTAGCACTAATTGATAAAATAGCTTATAGGGCTGCTAGAAAAAATATGCAGATACATTCTGCTATTATCTTAAAAGTAAATGATGAATTCACAGGGTTTTTTACCTATGAAATAAACCACAAAGTAGGTGAGTTTTGTTTACTTCAATCTGCTATGTATCCAGATAAAAAGGACAAAGAAATATATAGTATGATGATTTCTGAAATTATCAAACAAAATACTTTTAATTATCCAATGATAATGACAGTTAGTAAAAAACATGACTTAGAAAATCCAAAAGTATTTCATGCTTTAGGATTTAAAACTAACTTAGAAAAAAGTGATTTTGTTTATATGGTTTATGGTGAATTATCACAAGTAAGAGTTAAAAGATTATGCCACATGGCAATGACTAATCTATGGCAATCTGTTAGTGGTGAGTGGATGAGTGTTAAAAAGGAATGGAACGAAAAAATAGAATCAGCAGGTGCAAAATATGGTATACCTAATCCTAAGTTTGCAAGTCGTGAGGGGTGTTGGCAAGGTAAAGCAGGTATGTCAAATGTTGTTTTATCAAAACAAAGTGTAGTAGATGGCGAGGTATTAACAGACAAAGGAAAAGATTTAAATGGTAATGCATCTGTCTTAGACCCTACAGCCTGCGAAATTATTGTTAGAATGTTTATGCCTACAAATGGTTGTAGAATTTATAATCCATTTGGTGGGGGTGTACAAATGGGATTCGTAGCAGGCGGTTGTGATTATGAATATTTATCGTCTGAAATTAGAAAAAATCAATGTGATGCAAATAATGCAATTTGTCAAGATTTTGTAAATGTAAAATGGTTACAATCTGATACTGCTAAATTTACACCAAAACAAAATTATGATTTAATTTTTAGTTGTCCTCCTTATTATAAAGTTGAAACTTATTTGGATTATGATGGTAAAAGTCCTGAAGGTGAATTAAACTCACAGCCAACTTATGAGCAATTTAGAGATATGCTTTTTCAAGGTTATAAAAACGCAATTTCTGTAATGAATGATAATACTTTCTTTGTTGTAATGACTGGTGATAGTCGTAATAAAGATGGCGGTTATTATGGTAGTGATGCTGAACATGAATTGTTTTTTAAAGAACAAGGTTTACATATTTACAATAAAATAATTTATCTAGAAAGTGAATTTACTCGTAGGGCAACTGCTAAAAAGACTTTAAATAGTCGAAAATACCCAAAATGTGAACAGCGTATTTATGTATTCTATAAAGGTGATACATCAAAGATAAAAGATTTATTCCCTAATATTGGTAGACTATAATGAGAACTTATAAAAATATAATATCCCTCTCGAAAAACGAGAGGGGTATTTGGGATTTAGACACAATAAAAGGTTGCAAAAGTGGTTTGTTAAATAATCAAAATGGATGTTATGGGGACTGCTATGCTCTAAAAACAGCTAAAAGATATGGGATTGATTTTTCAGTTTCAGTAGAACGTAATTTTATAGATGAAGCACATAAAAATTCTATTGTAAAAAGTATTGAAAAAATTGATATGCCTTTTATTAGAATCGGTTGCACTGGAGACCCTTCTGAAAATTGGCATCATACAATTGATATAATAAGTAAACTTAGAACAACAAATCAATTGTCATTATTTGATATTAGTTCGAAAAAACAAATTGTTATAATAACTAGGCATTGGAATAAATTAAGTGATGAGCAATTGAATTATATAAAAAAATACAACATTTGTATTAATACATCTATTTCAGCACTAGACAATGATAGTTTAATAGAAAGTTGTTTGCATGAATACAATAGGATTAAACCATATTGTAAAAGCGTTTTAAGAGTTGTTTCATGTGATTTTAATGAAGATACTGAGCAAGGTAAAATAATGGCTGAAAAGCAAAGAAAGCTATTTATAAACCATAATATTATTGATACTGTATTCAGACCATCATATAGCAATGATTTAGTAAAAAATAAAATTATAAACGTAAAAAAAATGAAGTTTATGAAATCAAAATTATTAGTATCAAAATTCAACAAAAAAACATATTTAGGCAAGTGCAACAAATGTTTAGAAATGTGTGGATTAAATTTAACTAATTAAACTAATTTATTGATGATAAAAGTAATTATAACAATCACTTTATGGGAATTATTTGTGAAAAAGTATCTTCTAAAATTATTCTATTATTTCATTAAGTAGTAGTTATATTTGTAAAAGAAAATTGGAGCAACAAGACTGAAACCTTGCCGATTTATGACATCTTAAACACGACATTTTTAAATAGCCTGTTTATGAGTATTTGGAAGCCTAATTGATGGGGCTTGTTTCAGCCAAAGAAAGTAAGCAGGCTTTTTTATTTTAAAGCGTAATTGGTGCTTAACTAATTAATAACTTATGGCAGTAGAAATAATATTTAAAAGTTTTGAAACTTCTAGCGAATTAACTATAAAAGTAGAAAACAATTTAATTCTAATTGAAGCTCAAAGTACGAGCAATTTTAATCCACCTATTGAATTAATATTTAATAAGTATGATGCAGTAAAATTATCTAAGGAGTTACGTAGACAAATTTCAATGTTGGAGGTTTAAATTATGGCTGAAAACAAAAAATCATTTATTCTTTATTGTGACCAAAAAAGTGTTATTGATATGCTACCTGATGAGAGTTATTTAAACACATTTACGCATACGTTAATGATGAGAACCCAACATCTGATGACCTACTTATCAATTTAGTTTTTGAGCCTATTAAATTGCAGCTAAAACGTGATTTATTGAAATGGGAAGGGAGCGCAGAAACTAAATCTATAAATGGTAGATTAGGCAATCTAAAAAGGTGGAATGAAGATTTACATTCCAAAGTTATTAAAAATGAGATTACACTTGAAGATGCTGAAATAATCGCAAAACATCGCAAAACATCGCAGGGCGATAATTTGCAATCGCCACCTATCGCAAACATCGCTGTAAATGTAACTGATAATGTAAATGTAACTGTAACTGATAATGTAAAAGTAAATGATATAGAAGAACGCAAATTAAAATTTGCTTCAACATTAGAAATATTTTTACCTCAATATGGTCGTGAAACTTTAAATAAATTTTATGGCTATTGGACAGAACCTAATAAATCAAATACAAAGTTTAGGCAGGAATTAGAAAAGACTTGGGACTTAAATAGAAGATTAGAAAGGTGGGTAAGTAATAATTATAACAAAGGACAAAATTTGTCCAATGGTCAACCGAGCAAAATGGAAAGCATGGTTAATAGCGCAAAAGAGGCACTTAATATGATACACGATGAAAACTAAAACTATAAAATAAAAATGAAAACAAACGACAACCACTACTTAACTGCACTCAACTCAAAACTCATAGTTGATATGCAGCAACAAGAACTTAAAGACCGAGTAATTAAGGTACTTGCAAAGACCTACATTGACTGCGGAAAGGTAATCGAATCAAAAGAGTTAATCAGCCTAAGCAATGGAGTGATAAACGAAATTAAGCGATACTTTATTAATTTAAAAATTGATGAATTAGACTTATGCTTCCAAAATG